TGTAGGTATTACTACAATCATTAAGAAACACTGGATTACTAACAGTAAGAAGGAACACAATGACACAAAGTAGAAATGAACGCTTGGAAGAACTGATGGGTGAACTTCAGGAAATGATGTTGGAAAACATGAGGGATGACCTCAATGATCCTGAAAAGAGAAGTCCTCAGTTGTACAATGCGATTATCAAAGAATTAGCACGTAACGGTATCGACTGTGTACCTAAGGCAGGAGATGAACAGTCTAATGCCCTCCATAAGCTCTTAAATGACGTCAAGGGACGCTTTCAGGAGGATTATGGTACATCCCTATCAACTAAGAACTAAAGGGGCTTAAAATGGCTGTATCGAAGTCTAAAACGATTTCCAAGAATCCCTTAGAGGATTACTTTCTTAACTTCCCTATGTTCGTAGCTCTTGTATGGAAAACTATTGGTCTTCCTCAGCCTACACCCACACAGGTGGACATGAGTAAAACTATTCAGTGTCCACCGAGTGACCGTATGATTCTTATGGGATTCCGAGGGGTAGCCAAGAGTTTCATTACTTGTGCTTACGTAGTGTGGTCTTTATGGAGAGACCCTCAGTTAAAGATCATGGTAGTATCAGCTAACAAGGAACGAGCTGATGCCAACGCTACGTTCATCAAGAAGATCATCCATGAGTTACCTTTTCTTAATCATTTGAGAGCCAGAGAAGGACAGCGGGATCAACAGAACTTATTTGATGTAGGTGAAGCTAAACCTGACCATTCACCCAGTGTTAAATCCGTGGGTATCTTTGGTCAGCTTACTGGTTCACGTGCTGATATTCTCATTGCTGATGACGTTGAGGTAGCCAATAACTCCTACACTCAGTTAATGAGAGATAAACTTGGAGAAGCTGTAAAGGAATTTGATGCTATCCTTAAGCCTCTCCCTAGTTCACGCATTATTTACCTTGGTACTCCTCAGAATGAAATGAGTTTGTACAATGAGCTTCAGGAGAGAGGCTATAAAGCTGTTATTTATCCTGCAAGGTATCCTGATGCCAAACAAAGAGCAGTCTATGGTGAACGTTTAGCTAACTATATTGCCAATAATCTCATCAAAGACCCTTCACTTGAGGGGAAACCTACAGACCCTCAGAGATTCGATGAAGAGGACTTACAGAGACGAGAGTTATCCTATGGTAAAGCAGGGTTCATGCTTCAGTTTATGCTTGATACAAGCTTATCTGATGCTGATAAGTATCCCCTTAGATTAAGAGACTTTAACGTAGGAATGTTTGCTCCAGATGAAGCACCCATGAAGATCAACTGGTTGCCTGATCCTACAAAGAAAGTACCAGTTGATTTAGTTCCTATGTTGGGACTTAAGGGTGACGCATGGTTCTACTATTTCTCTACCGCTACTGAACTCACTCAGTATGCCCATAAGATTCTTGTGGTTGACCCTTCTGGTCGAGGTAAGGATGAAACAGGCTACGCAGTTCTCTATTGTCTTAACGGATATATTTACCTTATGGAAGCAGGAGGTTTACTCGGAGGTTACTCTGATGTAGTACTTAACAAGCTCTCTAATGTAGCTAAGAAACATAAGGTTAAAGAGGTAGTAGTTGAAGGTAACTTTGGGGACGGGATGTACACCAAGCTGTTAACTCCAGTTCTTAACCACGTGTATCCTAATTGTGGTATCACTGAAGTTAAATCCAAAGGTCAGAAAGAGATGAGAATCATTGATACTCTTGAGCCAGTCTTGGGTAACCATAAGTTATGTGTTACTCCTGAATGCATCAAGAGAGACTTTGAGTCTGTCCCAGAAGGAGACTATAAGTATGCTTTATTTTATCAACTTACTAGAATCACACGTGACCGTGGTTCTCTTATTCATGACGACAGGCTTGATGCTTTGGCAATCGGAGTTAATTACCTTAATGACTTTATGGGAGTTAACGAAGATGAAGGGATCAAAGAGTTAACCACAGAATGGCTTGAGAAATCCATGGAATCCTTTATGAGGACTGCTACAAGAACATCTGAAGGTTGGACTATAACTTCCAACATAGACCAAGAAGGAGATGTGTACTCCTCTATTAATCGAGATAAAGACGATTATTTTGGATATAAAATAGAGCTATTTTAAAAACAAAATAATAGATAACATTTTGTATTCCCTAAGACCCCCCTAGGTAGACATAAAATCTACACTAATATGAAGACAATATAGTGAGAATAAAATCTACACTATGGGGGAAAGGGGGAAACAAAAGATATATTAAGTTATACTATAAGTTAAACATTAAGTTAAACATTAAGTAAAACATTAAGTTTAATATTAAGTAAGACATAAAGTATTAATATTAAGACTATATAAAGTAATATATTAAGATAGTAATATAAGTATTAAACTATAGATAAACTATAAGTATAACTAAAGGTATAACATTAGGTTTAACACTTAGTGAGTGTTATAGATGTATTAATAGTCAGTATAGAGATGATCATAGGTCTAACACTGTATGAGATGTAATCTTAATGAGTGTTACTTATGGCTAACTCTATGTGGACTATTAGTAGTATATTGTTGAAAAAGAGAGATTACTACTACTATGATTAAACTAAAACTATTTAACTTTATGATAGACAAGGGCTTAAGCATACTGAAAGAACCAAAGACAAAGAAGATAACTGAAACAGTGTTTGTTATCATAATGATACTTATTGCTCTAGCTAATGGTGAGACTGAGAAATTGATAGAGTTAGTCCACAAGATGCTACTATGAGTTTAACCACAGGTTTAACCACAGGTTTAACCACAGGTTTAACCACAGGTTTAACCACAGGTTTAACCACAGGTTTATTACTACTACTATCATCTCCTCATGAAAGTAGTGCTTGAGGTGTACCAAAGGTCTATCTACCAGTTCCTCTCTCCTCTGGTTACTGACTGATGGTACACCTTAAGTTTTATTAGTCAACTAATAGCATACATTAGGTATACACCTCGATATTATTACTACTATCATCTCCTCATATAGATAATAGTAATGGTGTTGACACCTCAGGTACAAACATTAAGTTCCTCTCTCCTCTTAATGAGTGTTACTTGGGGTGTCAACCTTTAGTTTTTTCAAAGTTATCCACAGGTTATCCACAGGTTATCCACAATTTACTGTTGATAACTCTGGTAAAACCAAAGGTTTACCTCCCGATAAACCACAGGTTAACACCTGATTGAATTTTTGGTACAAATTTTTAAGGTGTGACTTAAGGGCGGGCGGGGCGCGTTCTCCCCCGTGGGGGGTGCCTAGACAGAGTGAGTGCTCGCTAACTTGTGGTCTAAATTGAGTGCTCGCTAACTTGTGAGTAAACACTCACTAACCCATAGTCTAAACAAAAAGTAAACAATCACTAACTTATAGTCTAACCAAAAAGTTACACTAGTGGTTACATTGGGGTTAACCCTATGGGCAAACTTAATGATAAATAAAATGTATTAACTTTGGGTTAACCATAGGTTTTACCTATTGCTAAACACTTTGTAGAATTTGCAAGTTAAACAAAGAGTTTGCAGTTTTTGCAAAGTGTTTGTTAATTTGAATTACCTATGGCGTTTCAAAAAACCATAGACTAACTCAATGATTACCTGATGCCTTACCTACTGCCTTACTAGGTGTTATTGCATAGCAATTAACTAGGAGATAAACACCTAGTCAATCACAGGGTATTCCTAGGGATAAACCCGAGGTAGTGAAAATACTTACTTTGAGTTTCACCATATGAAATCCAATGAGCATTTTGCGAATGCCTCCAAAACCTCTTAAAACGCGTTTTGAGGCGTTTTTGTCCTTTTTGGTACCACACCCTTACCTACCTCGCGTTCGCAGGTTCATTTTAAAATCAATAACTTACGAGCGCTCTATTAGGGTTACCACTATCCTAGGGTTAATACCGGGGGTGTGACTTGTGATTTCTTGACAAAAAGAAAAACTTGTGGTATACGCGTGTGGTTCTGGAGTAGAGAATACCTACAGTTGATTTAGAATACTCTTTTTGTCTGACTAAGCGAATACCCTATGAGCACTAGCGAATACCCTATGTTTTTTCTAAAATGTAATAGTTTGTAAAAGTTTAGCAATTGAGTTGACATGCAGGATTATCCGTGTAGAATGGCACTCAATGATTCAACGCGCTCTTTAAAAAACGAATCTGATCCAAAAAGCCTCCTGAGAATCATCACGAGGAGACAAATTAAAAACCTTAAGACTCACGGGATGTCAGACTGAAAGGGTTTTAAAATGTCAATCAGATTCGGATAGATAGACCCTTAGGATAAATCGAATACCTGATGTAGTTTGTCAGTAAATCCGCCCCGCGGTTCGAACCTAAGATGACGCGGGATACCACTTAACGCCTAACACATTGATTTACCTAAGGTTACCCCGTGATTAACTGATTGAGTTAATACCTAGAATTCTGATGGTAAAACATAGAGTTCTAGAGTATTCACTTAAACACAACTAGCTAAGGAGCTAACATGTATTACATCGTTTTAGACGTTTACGAAACACTCACTAAAGAACTTTCTCACGGTCTTGGAATCACAACGCACCATCTTGTTGATCTTGTCTCTGATACTAACCCCGATGAGGATTCCTATAAGGTTGAAACAAGAGTCTTTGAGTTCTTTCATGAAGGAAAGGCCTTTCAGTACTCCATCATGTACACCTACGTTAAAAACGGTAAGGTATTAGGCTCTGAATCTCACTCTTACAACCCTAAGGACTTCACTGTGGAACGGTTGAAGGATATCGCAGAAGATGCGCTCTATAATGTAGATTTCAAAAAACAGTTGCCATTCAAGTTTGGTAAGTTTGGAGGTAACAAGGCATAACCCTAGGGTTCAAACACTAAGCCCCTAACACCAAGGGGGCTTAAGCTTGAATCTTAATTTTCTATATCAAGGAGAGTAATCATGGAATTAATCGTTAAGCAAGTAGTCTCTTTCACCCCTCGCAAAGTTTTCCGCGTAAACACCTCTAAGCCCCTCTCTAATGGCAACTCTAAGTTAGACAAGGGTATTTTCTCGTTCGACCTTCTGGCTGTAAGAACCTGCGCAAATTGCAAGTCCTGCGCTAAGGACTGTTACGCTAAGAAGTCTGAAGTAAGATTCCCCGATGTTTACAACAAGCGTGCATGGCAGACTGTAGAAGTGATGACTGAAGAAGGTCTTGACAGAATGTATGAATCCATTGTTGGACAATTGTCCCGAGCCAGAAGTGTACGTAAGGTTCGTATCCATAGCTCTGGCGATTTTGTCTCTCAGGCCTACCTTGATATGTGGGCGGCTGTAGCAAGTCTCTTTCCTGAAATTCATTTCTATGGATACACCAAGGTACGAGGTAAGTTAGACTTTGGTGTCATCGACTGTCTGCCTAATGTAATCCTGTGGGATTCAACCCCTAACGGTGAATTGAACTTTGCCCCCTTGGAAGTTATCAAAGAACGCTGTAACCGTCTTGGTGGTTTCATTTGTCCTAACACCCTTGGAAACAAAGAAGTTCACTGTTCCAAGTGTGGTCTCTGCTACAATCGTCAGGTCTTTGAAAACTCTAAGAATGTTTTCTTTGTCCAACACTAAGCAATAACCTAGGGGGTCTCCTGTAGACCCTCTCTCTGGAGCAAGCATTATGAACGAACTTAGAAACAAGAAGGAACGCATCGTAAAAGTCCGCTACGAAGAAGGTGGTAAGGTCTATGAATTTACCTACGACAGAACCACGGGTAACGTCAAAGAAAAAACTGAGGAAGTTTGGGTTGACTTGGATGATATTTACGAGTATAGTCCTAGAGACTTTGAATTTGCTGTCAACGAACTTAGAAGGTTAAGTAAGCATGATTAACAACATTGTGAAAGAACACGGTGTAAACCTCGCAAAGAACCCCTTAGGATGGAAGTATATTGAACTTGTGGCATACCAGTACGACTCCAAGGGTAAGGCTATTGACTCCAAGTACATTAATCTGGAAGTTGATGACAACAAGGACTTGTTTGTCTGTGAGTATGAAGACGAATACAGCGCGGAATCTTTGGAAGAACTTGTAGACCTCCTCAGAACCAAATACAATACACATCTGGAAGCAGGAGCTTACTTCTACCTCAAGCTCATGCTCAAAGTTGAATTTGAATATCCTAACTAACTAACTAACTAACTAACTAACTGGAGAGAAACATTATGATGATGATGATGATGAAAACTTTTGGACGCTACGGATACCCTGAAGCCATCGACCAAGTCCCGACCCTTAAGCGCATGCCCTTGGAGTACAAACTTTGTCTTAACCTCCTTGTTGGTCTCTGGAACATCCGTGTTCTTGACTCTGGATTCACCAAGAAAGAAGTTAAGTTTGTCGATCCTCACCAGAACACAACTCAGTGCGTCATCATGCGTAACCCTAAGGCTGAATACTGGATCAACCTTGAATGCAACACCATCAGCATCTACGGTAACGAAGAGCCCTACAATCAGCTGACTTTGATAGCCCCTGATGTTGACTCGGAAGACACCAACTACTACCTGCCTTATGAAGACACGGTAAGCATCATGGAAAGCATTGAATCAGCCATGAACACCTTGATTCGTCACAGACAGCTTACCAAGACTTATGGCTACTGTCTCTGCTACTACGAGATCAGGAACATTATGACAATCCTAGGCCTTGAAAAAGAATTCTCTAAGAGACTTGAAGAACTGGGTTTTGTCGGAGCTGAATTGGACAGACTCAAGAGGGAGAACCGTGAGTATGCCTTTGAAGAATGGAAGAAAGAAGGTTTTGAGATTTAAGTTTTACTTAAATCAACAGGAAGGGGTCTTAGAGCCCCTCTAAGGAGTTTTTAAATGGTGGTTGAACAGTTTATCATCC